CGGTAATCGAATCGCCAGAAACAGGAAAATATCAGGTTCAATTTGTTTCAGATGTTCCTGTTGCCGCTGCAACAAAACCAGCCGCGGTAACACCAAAAGTTACTGGTACTCCTGCCGCAATTTTAAGCCAACAAGGTAGAACCGCCGCTGCTACCCCAATGGAAGACCGTGCCGAGCAAGCCCGTTTTGCTGGGATGAAACCAAAAGATATTGCCGAAACAACAACAGAAGAAATTGAACCAGTTGTACCTACCACAGGAGTTGTATCTGCCACTCCAGTAGTTGACCCAGCCAAACGGAAAGCATTCGTTACGGCGCAACTTGGCGCTCGTGGTTTAGAAAACACCCCAGCGAACCGTGAAATATTACGTAAAGAATACGTAGCGTCTTTGGCGAAACCTGTAACAGTAGACGGTAAACCAGTAGACGGTAAACCAACAACGGTTAGCAACGCATGGGAAAAAACATTCCGAGAAACATTCCCAGCAAAAGCATGGCTACTTGATTTAGACCGAACCAAATACCCCCAACTATTTCAGTTGTTGAACACAGCCATTTCGCAAGAATGGTACAAATCCCCAGAAGGACTAACCCGCTTTACTGCGTCGCTAGATGCTACAGATTTCTATAAAGAAATATCAAACTCAAAACAACTAAAAGTTATCCAATCCCTAGTAGGCACATTAGGTTTTGAGGGTAGCGACTTTACCAAATTTGTGTCAGATTCCATCAACTTCGGATATTCGGGCGACATCCTCAAACAAAAAGTTTACAGCGAAGTATTCAAAAAAGACGACGCAGGCAACTACATCAACCCGACAGCACTAGAACGCACCAAAAAATCTGCCGACTACATCAGCACACAAAACATTGCCAAAGCATTCTTCAACATAAACCCAGCAGACTCCGATATCGAAAAAGTTTTGACAGGACAAATGTTGGCAGCCGACTACGAACGCCAACAAAGAGAATTTGCCAAAAGCCCTGGTCGATACGGTCATCTATCAAACCTTCTCGACCAAGGTATGACAATGGAAAGTATCGCTTCCGCATACAAAACCACAGCATCACGCCTACTAGAACTAAACCCGAACGCTATCGATATGTCCACAGGCGCATTTGAACAAGCAGTAACTTTCGGCGAAGATGGCAAGAAGCGTTTGATGACAAACGGCGAATGGGAGAAACTGTTACGCACCGACCCACAATACGGTTGGGAGAAAACCAATAACGCTAAAGAAGAGGCTCGTTCTTTGTCGGCTAATATTGCTCAAGCCTTTGGAAGGATTCTCTAATGTCTATACGCCCAGATGACCCACGGTTGGCAGGTTTGTCTCCAGAAGACCTTGCAACAATCGATTTTAATTCCAATGGTCAACCAGATTATGTTCCCAGACAACCTGTTCCAGGGACAACTGGTACAAGCGGCGTCGGACAATTTACAGCCGAGCAAGCCGCCGCTATCCGAGATGCCGCGGACCAAGCAGCAGGTTTATCTGGAGATGCTGCCACAGCGCAATACATACGTGACCTCGCAGCAGGCAAATTAGGTGGCGCAACAGATACACAGGCTGCATTAAACAGACTTATCGCTGAAGGTCAAGCACGTAGCGCCGCAGCAACAACACCAACAACTGCAACCAACACATCAGGAAGCACAACCGCAACTGTTGTCCCAGCAGACGACAACGAAACAGCAACAACCATTCTCAGAAAAACCCTTGAATTCTACGGGCTAGACGAACCAGATTTAGTTAACGAAATCCGCACAGCCCTAGCCAGCCGACTAATCACAGGCTCATCAACAGTCGACGAAATTGGTATCCAACTACGAGAATCACCAGCGTTCAAACGACGATTCGCAGCGAACGAAGTACGACGAGCAGCGAACAAACCTGTTTACTCTGTCACTCAAACACTTCTCTTAGAATCGCAGTATCGCAAAAACTTGCGTGACTCAGGGATGCCAGCAGGGTTCTATGATGACCCAACATCGTTACAAAACTTTCTCATCAACGACATCTCCCCAGATGAAATCCTTGCCAGAGTAACCCAGGGCTATCAGGCTGTACGCAACGCTGACCCAACAGTCATCAACGAACTCAAAACGTTATACAACCTTAATGAAGGGTCAATTGCAGCATTCTTCGTAGACCCAGCCAAAGCCCAAAACGACATCCTGCGAGCCGCCAGAGCCGCAGAGATAGGCGCACAAGCCCGCAAACAAGCAGGCATTGGACTCACCGCCCAAACAGCCGAAGAACTAGTAAGACAAGGCGTAACCGAATCAGAAGCACAAGCAGGATTCACAACATACAAACAACAAGAAAGCCTCTACCGACCACTAATGGGCGAAGAAGAACTCACCCAAGAAGAAGCCATAGCAGGCACACTCGGCACAAGCGCACAAGCAGCCCAACGAATAGGCACACGCAAACGACGACGCAAAGGCACATTCGAAGCAGGCGGCAAAGTCAGCCTACAAACAATCGAATAACGAAATAGTTGACAACACCATAAACGGTCACTACTATTCAACTTGATACGTTAAGTAGGAACCTACACAGGAATCCCCCAAACTGTGTGGAGCAATTCGGGGTGACAAATCAATAGCAGCCATCACAACCCTCCGTTGCGATGTGGGCAGAAACAGGAGCGTGCCATATGTCAGAGTTTGACAACTACGACAGCGAAGACCAGATAGAAGAATCCGAAACCCGAAACCCAGTTAGGGCAAGGATGAAGCAATTGGAAAAGGAAACCGCAGATTTGCGAAAGCAAGTAGCGGAAGCCGAGTCAGCGAAACGAGAGTTAGCATTCGTTAAAGCAGGTTTAGACCCGCTTCAACCGATGACAAAATATTTCGTTAAAGCATACGACGGCGACCTAACCCCAGATGCGATTCGTCAGGCTGCTGTAGAGGCGCAATTGATTAGTCCACCCCAGAACCAACCATCTGCGGATGAGATGCAGGCATGGCAGCGTACCAACAAGGTCGCCGCTGGAAGCCAAACATCTCAACCACCAGTTGACTGGACACGCAGGTTGAACGAAGCAACTTCGCCACGAGAAGTAGAACAAATTTTGTCTGAGGCACGGGCAACACAAGAAAACTAATATCCCCCTCAAAACAAAAGGAATAAATAATCATGGCAGGCGAAACCCAACTCTCGTCTCTCTCGGTAGACCAGGTAGCATTCGACCGTCTTGCGTACTTCGCATTGCGTTCAGAACTCCTCTTCGACCAAGCAGCAGACGTACAACCAGTACAACAGGCAATGCCTGGAACTGGCGTCACATTCACCATCTTCGCAGACATTTCGGCAGCGACATCAACGCTGAACGAAGTAACTGACGTAACACCAGTAGCGCTCTCAGACAGCCAGGTAACTGTAACTCTGAACGAATACGGTAACGCAGTTGTAACCACAGCGAAGTTGCGTGGAACAGCATTCACAGATGTTGATTCAGCAGCAGCAAACATCATCGGATACAACGCAGGCGATTCAATCGACCAAGTTATCCGTGAAGTTCTCGCAGCAGGAACCAACGTCGTTTACGCCACAGGTGGCACAACAACCCCAACCAGCCGAGAATCAATCTCAACAGATGACATTCTTCACGCTGACGATGTTCGCAGAGTTGTTGCACAACTCCGTGGAGCAAACGTAGCAACCTTCAACGGTTCTTACATGGGTTACATCCACCCAGACGTGTCGTACGATTTCCGTTCGAACACAGACGTATCAGCATGGCGCACACCAGCGAACTACGTAAACCCAGAAGGTATCTACAATGGCGAAATCGGCTTGTTTGAGTCGGTACGTTTCATTGAGACACCACGAGCCAAAGTGTTCACAAACGCTTCAAACGGAACCAGCACAACTGGTACGATTGATGCCTACTGCACACACGTAATGGGTCGTCAGGCTCTTGCTAAGGCTTACGCAACACAAGACGGTAACGGCGCTGTACCAAAAATCGTTCGCGGTAACGTGACCGACGTTTTGATGCGCTTGCAACCAGTCGGTTGGTACTGGCTTGGTGGTTACGGTCGCTTCCGCGAGGCTTCGCTTCGTCGAATCGAATCGTCATCATCAATCGGTGCAAACTAACGTCTAGTAAAATCAGACATTGCTTTAGCCCCCTGCTTCGGCGGGGGGCTTTTGCTTTTGCTATACTCGTCACGTTGAAAGGTTTATATGTCTATCTCTAACTATGCCGAAAACAAAATTCTTGAACACACAACAGGTACAACTGCTTGGACCATGCCGACAACTGTGTATATCAAATTGCATACAGGCGACCCTGGTGAAGCAGCGACATCTAACGCTGCTGGAGAAACAACACGCAAATCTTCTGCTTGGGCTTCAGCAGCATCTGGTTCTATTGCAACATCAGCGACTCTTGAATGGACTAACGTTGCTTCAACGGAAACACTTACGCATTGGTCTGCGTGGGATGCTTCGACTGGGGGTAATGCTTTGTGGACTGGTGCGTTGTCTTCGTCTGCGGCGGTTACTGCTGGTGACACTTTTCAAATCACTACACTAACCCTGTCCCTAGATTAAACATAGGGGATAACCCCTTATGACTACAGCAGTTACAGGTTTTAAAGAACCGTTTGTTGATACACGCCCGTTCTATCGGGGAACATACTTTCAGGTAGTACAACGCACAGCAACAGGAACGGGAATAGGAACAGACTCTGCGGTGCATGGCGCATCGCAAACACGTTTAGGTCAACTAACAGACTTCAGTTTCCCGTACCTTACGGGCGGTCGTTTCTATCTTGGTGTGCGTGCCGTGTTCACAATCACAGCAACAGGTTCAGGTTTAGGTACAGCATCAAGTAGTGCATCTGTCTTAAGACAAAGACAAGGAACAGGTTCAGGTACAGGCACTCAGACCGCTACAGGTTTGTTGACAATAATAAAAACTGCTACAGGTTCTGGTGTTGGCACTATGGACTCGACTGGGTTGCATATCGCACCACGAACAGCGACAGGTTCAGGCTTAGGGACAGCGACAACAACAGGCGTTTTGATACCAGTCCGTACCGCAACAGGTTCAGGTATCGGGTCGGGTACAGGTATCGACCTAGTTGTGAGTGTTCGCACCGCCACAGGTCAAGGCGACGGCACAGGCACAGCCAACTGGCTACTGGTATCTATCCGCACCGCAACAGGTTCAGGCTTGGGAACATCGGAAAGTGTTGGCGCCCGAATCAATCGTCGCACCGCCACAGGTTCAGGCACAGGAACACAAACAGCCGACTGGGTTAAGTCACATATCTTCCGTGTACCCAACACATCAACATATGCTTTCGCACCAAGGTTCGCTGAAGGCGGAGACAGATTGTTTGCGTTCGCACCGCAAGGAATCAGGGCATACAACTTGTATAAACTAACAAACAACACATACCAGATAACTGACCCACGTAGACCAGAACTAATATCAAAAGTGTATTACGGTGGACATGACATTTTCTTAGACGACACAGAAGTAGCAGAACTAACAGCAGCAGGATACGGAGCGAGCATCACATAATGTCCACATTTAGCCCACCCACCGAAGACCTAGTTGTCCCAGTAATCGTCGGCGAATACATGAACGGACAATATCTACCAAAAGAACAACGCGCAGCGAACAGGCTAGGTACACACATCGTGGCATCACCGCGAGGCAAAAACGTGTACCTACTAACCGACAGTTCATATGTACAAAAACAGCCATCAGATATGACAACCGTTACAAAAACATATTATGGTGGACACAACAACGAAGTAACAGCAGAAGAAGTTACAGCATTAACAGCCGCAGGATACGGGAGTTACATTACGTGAAACATAGGGAAACACATCCCAACTTAGATGTCGAAGGGTGCTTCGGATGCAGAGTAGCGGGAATCAGAATGGCAACAAACAGCACCACCTCACGTGGCTCTAAGGTCGCGGAACATAACACAACGGAACAAGGTTGGAAGAAAGATATGCCCGCATACAAACGGTTACGTGCTAACGGTCTGCAACCTAAACGTGTGGATGGTGCAGCAGAAGTAGAAAGGCGAGCACAAGAACCATGGCAAGTGGAGACGGGCATTCTACCAAATACCTGAACCTTGTCGGAGTCGATATACCTAAAGTTGGGTACGGCAAAATGGTGCAAGGGTTACGTCAAGCCTTAACACAATACGTGACATTGGACCCGCAAGCAGAACACACAATTTTTGCTTTACGACCAAACCTAATCAAAGGCTGGCACAAACAACAAACCCCGCACCTGTTAACAATGTGGGAAACAAACTGGCTACCACCACAATTCTCAAACTATCTGAAAGAATTCAAAACAGTAACAGTCCCATCCATGCACAACTGGGAACTGTTCTCAAGATTCCACGACAACGTTCACGTAATCCCTTTAGGTGTCGACCGCACAATATGGTGCCCCCAACCGTATGAAGAAAACAAAACATTTAAACTTTTATGTGGCGGCTCCGAATGGTTCCGCAAAGGACTCGATGTTGTTTTAGAAGTGTTCAACAAACTGCAACTACCTGACGCAGAACTGCACATCAAAATAGTTCCACCACATCTATTCGCCCCAAACAATTTAAACTACCCGAACGTTGTTGTCCACAAAGAATGGATGACAGTAGAAGAAGAACGTAACCTTGTATGTTCCGCAGATGGTTTCATATCTGTATCAAGAGGAGAAGGATTCGGGCTGATGCCTTTGCAAGCAATATCGGCTGGCATCCCAACAATCCTTTCCGACGCCCACGGTCACAGAGAGTTCTCAGATTTAGCCACCCACAAAATCCCTACAACAAGTGTCCCGACAGCCAAAGGTGTATGGCAAAACATGGGCGAATGGGATGAACCAGACACCGACGCCATAGCAGAAGCAATCACAGACCTATACCACAACCGCAACAAATATCGTAAACAAGCAAAAACTGTTGCACCACAAACAGCAGCGTTTAACTGGGATACAGCAGCACAACAACTACTACAAATAGTTAAACCATCAAACAGAACAGCATCTCAAGAATGGGTGCCGTTCGAACCACGTTGCGACATACAAGTTCAACGGTCAATCAAAGCCACCATTGGGGAACATTACATAGATTTAAAACCTGGGATGACCTATAATGTAGTGTTAAACGTACGCGACGTACTGAAAAATTCAGGCTACTTATTGGAGATATGACATGGCTAAAACACCAGCATGGCAACGCAAAGAAGGCAAGAACCCTGCAGGCGGACTAAACGCAAAAGGACGTGCCTCATACAAAGGCGGCACATTGAAAGCGCCAGTTAAATCAGGCGACAACCCTCGACGTGCATCATTTCTTGCACGCATGGGAAATATGCCAGGACCTGAAAGAGATAGCAAAGGCAAACCAACAAGACTGCTATTATCATTGCAGGCTTGGGGTGCGTCGTCGAAAACCGATGCACGTTCTAAGGCTAAAGCAATATCCACACGTAACAAGAAAGGCAAATAATATGCCAATGGTAGGAAAAAAGAAATTTGCTTACACAGCAAAAGGTGAAATGGCAGCCAAAATGGAAGCAAAGAAAACTGGCAAACCAATGAAGAAGGCTAAGAAAAAGAAGTAAATGACAACAACAGCAGTAGTCATTGATAGGACATTGCGACAACTTTTATCAGGAACGGTAGAAGCCCGCAATAAACTAACTACAACACTCACGTCAGTAAGCACGAGTGTTGTAGTTGACTACCCCCTGGAAGGGTTACGTTCTGGACAAGTTTGTGAAATAGATTCAGAACTGATGTACATTTGGTCGACAGACGTACCAACAAAAACGTTGACAGTACAAAGAGGATTCAATAACTCAACTGCCGCAGCACACACCGCTGGCGCTGTAATCACAGTCAACCCAAGGTTCCCAAGGGCACAAGTATTAGAAGCAATCAACGACGAATTATCAGATTTGTCTTCACCAATGCACGGACTGTTCCAAGTAAAAACTTTAAACATCGATTACAACGGTTCAGACGCAATGATAAACCTAACAGGTGTAACAAGTATCATAGATTTATTAACTGTGTCGGTCAGATATATGACAGACGATTACCCTATCGCCCGCAAAATTCGTCTTGTCCGTGACATGCCAACCGATGACTTCGCATCAGGGTTCGCTTTACGTTTCGACCAAGCAGTATTCCCAGGGCGTCTACGTGTCGTCTACAAAGCCCCATACACAGCAACGGCTGCAGAAGCAACAGATATCAACAGCACTTGCGGTGTTCAAGAAACAGCAACAGACATTGTGGCTTTGGGCGCACAGATACGGTTAATGTCACCACGAGAAATCAAACGAAACTTCACAGAGTCACAGGGCGACACTCGACGTTCCGAAGAAGTGGCTACAGGCGCTATTGCTAACAGCACAGCGAACCTTATTAGATTGCGTCGTGACAGAATCACAGCAGAAGCAGCACGTCTAGCGAGAGCATACCCAACGTTCTTATCTAAGGATTAAACGGTGACAACGCTTCTACGTTTCACCGATGCGTTTCGACCAGCGCCACGTTTCTTCGCAGGTGGAACAACAACACAACTAGTACCAGATATTTTTCCGCTTGCCATCAACGGCAGACCATATCTGATTGACCAAAAAGCAGGAACGTTTACTAGAGGTTTCGAGCCACGTGTCCGTGATTCTGTTGACCAATCAACAAGCCCAGGCGAAGCAGCCATCAACCCGCAAGGATTGTGGCGTCGCGGTGAAGCATCATGGCATTACGGCGCAGGTCAAAAGTATGCTGACACCGCTGAAGCACAAGATTACCGTTACTACTCAAGCAAAGGTGTGAACCCTTGGACTAAGGGACAGTTAACTTTGTTGAATGCTACGAAACAATCTCGTTCGTCGGCGAACACAAACCTACAGGTGGTTGTAGCAAACGGTGAACTATATATGTTAGATGGTTCCGCTGTCCGCTATTCTTCTGACCCTTTTGCAGCATCCCCAACATGGACATCGGTAACAGGTTTACCTGCACTCACCGCCAGAGACATCGCATCAGACGGCACAAACGTATATTTAACTTACGCTGGCACAACAAGCAGTTTTGGGCTTTGGAAAGTAAACGCAAGCCACACCGCATCAAACGTTGCTTACGGTCACCAATTCTATTATGTTGATTTCGTTAAAGGACATTTGCTTATATCAGGTGATTCAGGTGCAGGCGCAACAGACCTCTACTATGACCCATCAGGTAACGTCGGCGGCGACGATTACGTTCATCCGATATCAACATGGAATTGGGTAAGTTTTGCTTCAGGTCAAAACGCCATCTATGTTGCAGGATACTCAGGCGACCGTGGAGCAATCTACAAAATTACTATCACCTCGGCGGGTGTACTAGACCAACCAGTAGTAGCACTCGACCTACCGACAGGCGAAATACCTAAAGTTGTTTACGGATACCTCGGCGGAATATTCATCGGCACAAACAAAGGCGTCCGATACTCGACACCAGACAGCGCAGGGAACCTCACCGCTGGCGCCCTAATCCCAACAACAGGCGACGTCGTATCGTTCACAGCCGAAGACAAATACGTGTGGTTCACATGGTCACAATACGACAGCACATCCACAGGCTTAGGCAGATTAGACCTATCAACATTCATCGCAACAAACACCCCAGCGCACGCAACAGATTTGATGCACACATCAACAGCCAACGTACTGTCGTGTGCCACTTACGATAACAAACGGGTGTTCGCAGTATCAGGCGCAGGTGTCTATGTGGAAGACACAGCAAACTATGTGACCGAAGGAGAAATTGTTACAGGCATCTACCGTTGGGGTATCCCAGACCGCAAGTTCGTAGCCAAGTTCGATATCCGAACCACCCCACTATACGGCACAGTCACCCCATACATTTCGGCAGACTCAGGCGAATACACCTCGATGACACCCCACGAAGAAGCATTGGCAACAGAAGCGGTGGCGACAGGTCCGCAAGGCAAATTTATTGAAGCCAAATTTAAACTGGTTCTTGCCAGAGGGTCAGCGACCACAGCACCAACCCTAACCCGTTGGATGGCTAGAGCATACGCATCGCCAGCCCGAAGCCAAGTGTTCCGTGTCCCAATCCTCATGCACCACCATCTGAGGGTACATGACACCGAATACTATTTTGATGTAGAATCAGAACTACAAGCATTACGGGATTTGGTAACAAACCCGATAGTGGTAAACTATCAAGAGAACACGGAAACGTATTCTGTGGTAGTTGAAGATTTAGAATTTCAGGTGATAGACGGATACCAGCAAAACTGGGATTTGGAAGGAACCTGTACTGTTACAATGCGTTCGGTTCAAGATTAGGAGTATAGATGGCAGCAGTAACTAGACGGTCTTATGCGGGTGCGGCGCCAGCGTGTACGTTGACGAACGCGATTACGAATGCTGACACATCTGCGCTTCTTACAGGAACTGTAACAGCGTGGAATAGTACTGCGACTGGTCCGTTCTTCATGGTGATTGACCCAGGTTTGGTTACTGAAGAAAAAGTTTTGGTTGGTTCACGGACAGGTTCGTCGCTTTCGTCTATGACTCGTGGCGCGGATGGCACTACTGCTTCTTCGCATTCTGCTGGCGCTACTTGTTACCCTGTCTTTACAGCAACTGATGCTGATGAGGCGAATACTTTTGCGTCGACGATGACTACTCGTGGCGATTTGTTGACGATGGGTGCTGGTCCTACGGTTAGTCGTATCGCTATCGGTACTAACGGTTATGTGCTAACTTCTAACGGTACGGATGCTGCTTGGGCTGTTCTTCCGCCGAGTGTTGCTGGTGACAGCGACCAGTTGGTTATAGGTTCACAGGTATTCGCTTAATATAGGAGACACATGGCAACATTCACTAAAAAGATTCTTTCAGGTAGCACAGACGGTAAAGCCGTCAAGGTTGCTGCTACTGCTACTGCTGGTACAACGATTCATACTGGTTCGACTACGACTACGACTCTTGATGAAGTTTGGATTTATGCGGTAAACAGTTCAGCATCGTCAGTTAAATTGACGATTGAGTGGGGCGAGGCTACTGCACCTGATGGCAACATCGAGGTGACTGTTCAGCCTGAGGCTGGTTTGGTTACAGTAATTCCTGGCTTGCTTTTGAAGGGTAATGCGACTGCGCTTGTTGTTAAAGCATTTGCGGCTACTGCAAACGTGATTTGTATTCACGGTTTCGTTAATCAGATTACGGTTTAACTATGCCGAACAGGCGTGAACTCGGATATGTGAGTGCTGGAAGCACAAGCACTATTGTTGCTACTTCAGGTTATGGTGTGGCGACTGGTGGCACTTCAAGTTCTATAACTGTTTCATCACAGAACTATACGCTGTTAACTTTTACAAGCGATAGCAGTCTTGTTGTTTCTACTGCAGGTTTGTTTGATGTGTTGCTTGTTGCTGGTGGCGGTGGCGGTGGCGGTTCAGATAGTGCTTACAATTCTGGCGGCGGCGGTGGCGGTGCTGGAAGCCTTGTAGGTTTTTCGCCAATTCATACAATTTTTTTACCTGCTGCAACTTACACCGTTGATATTGGTGCAGGTGGTGCTGGTGTTGGTTCTGATAGTGGTATCAATATTGGGTCAATTGGGTTGCCGTCAATTTTAGGTAATGTTGAAGCCATTGGTGGTGCTGGCGGTAAAAATAATTATGCTGGTGCTGCTGGTATTATTGGTGGTTCAGGCGGTGGCGGTGCGCCTGGCGCAAGTTCGGTAGGTGGTGCAACATTTTCAACAGCGTTTGGTAACGCTGGTGGTGTTGGTAATACGGCTAGCAATTCTGGTGCTGCTGGTGGCGGTGGTGGTGCTGGTGCTGCTGGAAGTGCATTTAGTGGTAGTAATGGTGGCGCAGGTGGCGCAGGTTTAGACATTTCAACTTGGCTCGGTCAAGTAGCAACAACAACATATAAAGCAGGCGGTGGTGGTGGTGGTCGCCAAAGTGGTTCAGGCTCAGGTGGTGCAGGTGGAACAGGCGGTGGCGGTGCAGGTGGTTCAGGCAGTCCTGCTGCTGGCACGGCTGGCACAGCAAATAGTGGTGGCGGTGGTGGTGGTGCGTCATATTACAGCTCAACCCTTAAAGGTGGCGACGGTGGTTCAGGAATTATTTATGTTAGGTTCAAGGTCTAATTATGGTCGCACAATACTTCGCACAAATTGACGACAACAATGTTGTAACCCATGTCGCTGTGGTGCAACGAGAGTTTCTTGAAGCAAACCCTGAACGCTACACAGGCACTTGGGTTGAAACCTTTTGGAATACAGCAGGCAAAACTTATGCAGGTATCGGTTACACATATGATGAGGCGACACAAGATTTTGTTGCACCACCAAGTCCAGAAGTCGAGAGTGAGGTTTAGTTTATGGCTGCAAGGTTGATGGGTTATGTTTCGGCTTCAAACACACCGACAATCGTTGGTCAAATTGGAACTTATGGTGTGGCGACAGGTGGCACTTCAAGTTCTATCACGGTGTCATCACAAAACTACACGCTTTTAAGTTTTACTAGCGACACTAATCTTGTTGTTTCTACAGCAGGTTTGTTTGATATTTGTGTTATAGGTGGCGGTTCAGGAACTACTGGCTCTACTATGACTGGTGGCGGTTCGTATTACGCAGGCGGAGGCGGTGGTGGCGGTGGTGTTATGGGTGCAGCCACAAGTGCAGCAAATACAGTAACAATTTATATACCCACTGGAACTTATGCAGTTGATATTGGTGCTGGTGGTAGTGGCGGTGCAGGTGCTGCTGGTGGTGGTGGACAGTCATATGGAACTAAAGGTTTGGAAACTTCTATTGCTGGTTTAATATGTGTTTCTGGTGGGAACAGTGGTGGTTCTGCTGGTGCGGGATTAAGCGCAGGGTTAGATGGCGCAAGTGGTGGTGGAATGGGCGGCAAAACTTTGCAAAGTCTTTTTGGTAATGATGGCGGTTCAAATAATACCAATGCTGCTGCTGGTGGTGGTGGTGGTGCTGGTGGTGTTGGTGGCACTGCGCCGAACTCATCTACAGGTGGAACGGGTGGAAATGGTATTGACATAAGCGGTTTCATTGGTGGTTCAACTTATTACGCTGGTGCAGGCGGTGGCGGTGGCGGTGCAACAGGCGGAACGGCAGGGAATGGTGGGGTTGCTGGAAAGGCACACAACGTTGGTCCAGGAAATGCTGGCGTAAACTATGGCGCAGGTGGTGGTGGTGTTTCTGGCAACAATATGACAGGTGGCGCAGGTGCAGCAGGCGCATTGTTTGTCAGGTTTAAGGTTTAATTATGGTTGCACAATATTTTGCACAAATTGATGAGAACAATATCGTCACCGATGTTCGTGTTGTTACAAAAGAATTTTTGGAAGCAAACCCTGACCGCTATCAAGGCACTTGGGTGGAAACATTTTTTAATACAGCAGGCAAAACTTATGCTGGTATCGGTTTTATATATAATGATGCAACAAAAGATTTTACACAACCACTAACACCATTTTTTGAGCCGTAGATGTGGGTCGCAATTTAACTAGGTGGCTTATACCGCTACCAGCAATCCTGTTCGCAGTTTTTCCACAGACCGCTAACGCTGAACCTACACCAGGTTTAGCAACCACCTACTACACAATCGACGAAATACCACCAACCCAATCCACCACCGAATACCCTGTCTGCGGCACAGAGGTAGAGAACAACATCAACCGTTCCTACAACGGTGAACCGTTTGAAGACTGCACCGTTGATTTGTTTATGGTCCACATGACAGGGTTTATTACTATCCCTGAACACAATACGATTGCGTTTTGGTTGGCTACAGATGATGGCGGAAGAATTAACATTGATGGCAATGAGTGGGGCAACTGGAATGACCGACATTGCGGTTGGATGGCATCGGGTGAATTACAACTAGACGCAGGCAGTCAACCTTTAGAACTGTGGATGTACGAGAATGGTGGAAACACCTGTCTAATGCTTGCATGGAACATTAACAACACAGGTTGGGCAATAGTCCCCGACTCTGCGTTTACTACTAGTAGTAGCCCAACCACCACAACAACAACCACGACCACGACAACCACAAGCACGTTGCCAGAAACAACAACAACAACTTCAACCACAACCACGACTTCATCTACAACAACCCTTCCACAAGAAACGACCACAACGACTTCGACAACTCTTGCACCAACAACCACGCAAACGACAACAACAACGTCAACGACCACCATCCCAATTCAAACAACGACCACAACTTTTGTACCATACACCCCTCCTCAGACAACGATTGCTATTCCCACCATCGAGACTCAACCGATAACCACCATAACCTTACCCGAAACCATAGTTGTCTTACCCGAAACCACAGCACCAGAAACATTTATAACCGAACCAGACGAAGTGATTTTGCCTGACACAACAGAACCAGAAACATTTATATCCTATCCTGACGGTCCTCTAGAAGAACCTGTTGTGCCTGTTGAGACAACCATTCTTGAGACATTTTTTCCCGACTTCGAAGTTGAGCCTGTTCTTGACGAAACAGAACAGCCAATAGAACTGCAAGAGCCGTCGGTATATATATCAGAAACAACACTATTAGAAGTACAGGATTCATCACCCATCACCCTACCCGAACTTGTAACAGACCAACAAGTAGCGGAAGTGTTGGAAGAAGTCATCGAAGATGAACCCGTCACCGATAAACAGGTAGAACAAATCCTAGAAACCCTCACCGAAGCCGCACCTGAACAAATTGTTGAAGCCATCACCCAAGTCCTAGCCGCAGACATCACCTCAGACCAAGCAACCGAAATAGCGTCAACACCAGAAGTCCTAGCCGCCATCACCGAAACCCAAGCCGAAGAACTCTTTGAACAAATCGTCGTAGAAGAACTATCCGACACCCAACTAGAAGCCTTCACCGAAGCCATCCAAGAAGCCCCAACAGAAATCAAAGAAGCGTTCGAAAAAACTATTGACATCTTCAGTTCACAATTCGAGAACTATGTACCGACAGGCTCAAACATCCCTGTCGGTGAACGCCGAACCCTGGTCGCTGTAGGTGCGCTCATCGCCGCAATCCCACCTACTAGGATTAGACGATAATGAAACACATCATCAACTACGTGAGGGATAACACTTGGACTTGGGTGGGTACGGGCATGGTTTTAATTACTTTGTCAGGTCCTACCTTAAGACAGGCGTTACTCTTAACAGGTATTGGCATAGTGCTACACTCGTTGATATCCCTAACACAAAAGGACCCAGAATGAACTCAGCAATCGCAAAAGCCCTAGACCTCGGACAAAGACTCATCTCGCTGTTCATCGCATCAGCCCTACCTATCATCACAGGTGGCGCAATCCTCGGTGTCGACGTAGTTAAATCTGCTGGTGTTGCTGGACTCACAGCCCTGTTCGGTGTTGTACAGAAACTTGCCACCGCATCAGTAGACGGCGAACTTACGTCAGAAGAAATCTCGGCAGCGTTCGGCACCAAAGCCAAAAAGAAGTAATGAAAAAGAAACCAGTTTGGGAAACAAAAAACCCGAACAAAAAATCTAAGACTTTAAGTAGCAGTCAGAAGGCTTCAGCGAAAGCATCAGCGAAGAAGGCTGGTCGCCCATACCCGAACCTTATTGACAACATGAATGCGGCAAAGAAAAAGAAGTAAATGAAACTACCTGTCGTCGAGGTCAAACTCCCGAAAGATTTAAAGGGAACAAAAAACGGGCAGTTACCTGCCGACATTATGCGCCCTATCACACCATCAGGTAAGTTGCATCATCTTGCGGCACGTGCTTGGGAAGCGTTACATGACGCCGCTATGCAGGCTGAGGGAACTAAACCGTTCAAGCCGACATCGAGCGCAGATGCGTACCGTTCTTTCGACCAGCAACTCGCAGGGTTCATGTCACGGTTCGTACAAAAAGACACAGGGACTGGCACCACTCGCACCTATCAGGGTAAGAAATGGTTCCTTAAAAAAGGTATGGCACCAATGGCATCGCCAGGAACTAGTAATCATGGGTGGGGTTTGGCTGTTGATGTTTGGTCTGCTAACGGTTTGCGTTTGGATTGGATGTTGCAGAACTGTGCAAAGTTTGGGTTCAGTTGGGAAGTTCAATCAGAGCCATGGCATATCCGCTATGTATGTGGGGAAGATATTCCGCAAGCAGTACTAGATTTTGAAGCGAAAGTTAAGCCTGCATAATGGATGGCGGGTGGGCTTTAATACTGTCGGCTGTTGTCACAGCGGTCGGTGGAATTATTGTTACTGTCATCGCATTGTTTCGTAAAGAGAATCAGGAAGACCATGCTGTTGTTGCTGGTATGTTGCAACACGTGTTCAGTAGCATGGGTAGGGTTGAGATTAAAGTTGATAAAGTTGCTGATGGTTTAGAAAGCCACAT